CTAGTTAATAGGTAACGGAGTTAGTGAAGTACTTGGCAACAGAAACTTCACATTTTCTATAGGAGAAAGAAAATGGACACGGTTTATCTAATAGTGGCGATGTTATTGAACATAGAAACAGGTATCGTAGAACCTCGCCATCACGCAGCTTACAAATTTGATACACTACCAGAATGTATGGCATTTGTCAATAGTCAATATGACGGCCTATATGGTGGTCTTGTATATAAACTACAAGAAGAAAATAAGACAATGGTACAAATAATCAATATAGGTTGTGCTGAAATGTCTGAACAAGACGCAAAAGAATTTATGGATAAGCACGAAGTTAACCCTGGCGTAGGTGCTTGACAAACTAACTATAACCTGATATAGTAAGAGAATGAATAGTAAACAATTTAGTTTAGAAATAGAAAACTACAAGAAAGAACATAAAGGCATATCTTATATGGATGCCATTGTTCATTATTGTGAAGAGAGAAGTATTGATACGGCAACGGTCGGTCCTTTAATTAACAAGGCTTTAAAAGAAAAGGTTGCTTTAGAGTGTCAGAAATTAAATCTGTTACCTAAAACAAGCGAGTTGCCTATATAATGTATGGAGGATTTGATGTATTTAAAATCTGGTTGGGAATAAAATTACACTTCACAACAGATACTTACGATTATATTACCTATGGTGGTAAAGTTAATTGTAAGATAGAGACTTTTACAAAACGAAATGATAGGTACTTCTTTCATAAACTTTCTAAAAAATATAACGCAGAAGAAGCAGTTGATTTCTTTGTGGCAAACTTTTTGCATAAAGACAAAGCCTGGATTGGAAATCTTGCTAAGTCTGATGGCGCTGATATATACTTGGATTACAAGAAGCGTAAAGATAGTTTTACTTATCAGTTTAGGAATGAGTGTAATAGTATTAGGGTTAATATGGATAATAAGCGCCTGTCTTTTGATGACCTTTTTATGGTTAATGGAGGTCAACATCCAATCTTTTTCAAACTTCTACTATCTAAACAAATATGTTATGAAACTCTTGTGGTCTTTGAAGAGTTATTGGGATTCATTAGAAGATGGGATAAAGAGATTGAGGAAAAAGTAGTATGGCCAGTATATGCAAAACGAATAAAGAAGTTTACGCCATTTTTACGATACAATAGAACAGAAACTAAATTGATTATGAAAGAGATTTTTAATTGAGTATGACAGAATACAAAAAGAAACTTGATGATAAGATTAAAGAATTAAATAGTACCAGAGTTTTTAAGAAGATAACACCTAAAGGTGATTTATCTTGGTACATTAAATGGATTTCCAGTGTTATTATTCTCATTGGAATGGTGTTGACATCAATACCTCTATCGCCAATTAACCTATATTTTCACTTTACAGGTGTTGTAGGTTGGTTTATAGTAGGTATGTTGTGGCACGATAGGGCACTTATAATGTTAAATGCAGTAGCAGCTGTGATATTTGCTACAGGCATATTAAATTCATACATAGGTGCTTGACAAAAGAATAAAAAGGTGTTATATTAGATACAATGTTTGACAGATTTATATATTTGACATTAGACAAAATTGTTAATCTTTGTGAAAAGGCAAAGACTTTCATTAGAGAAAGGAAGTTGCCTAAAGAGTGCAAAGAAGATTGGCAAAAAGGTTATACAAAATGGAAACAGCAAAATGAACACAAAAATGCTGATGATTGTCAGTAGAAAATGTATAAATAGTAGCATATATAATAATATATACAAAACATACAATAATACAAATACGAAATACATACAAGGAGAAAAATTATGGATTTTGAAAGTCTAAAAAATAGTCAAAGCAACTTTGACAAATTGACAAAACAAATAGAAGCAAACCTCAATCCTGAGGATGCTGCTAAAACTAAAAACAAATACCAAGACGACAGATTGTGGAAACCTGAACTAGATAAAACTGGTAATGGTTATGCTGTGCTAAGGTTCTTACCTGCCCCACAGAAAGAAGAAATGCCGTGGGCTAGAGTATGGTCTCACGCTTTCCAAGGTCCTGGCGGATGGTATATTGAGAACTCTCTAACTACACTTGGTCAAAAGGATCCTGTGTCAGAAGAGAATACTATATTATGGAACTCTGGTGTTGATAGTGATAAAGAAATCGCTAGAAAACGAAAGAGAAAACTATCGTACTACTCAAACATCTATGTTGTGAGTGACCCAAAGCATCCTGAAAACGAAGGCAAAGTTTTCTTATTTAAATTCGGTAAAAAGATTTTTGATAAGATTACAGAAGCAATGCAGCCAGCGTTTGAAGATGAAAAACCTATTAACCCATTTGATTTCTGGACAGGTGCAAACTTTAAACTGAAAATCAGAAAAGTTGATGGTTTCTGGAATTACGATAAATCTGAATTTGAGGCTGTTAGTCCAATCAGTACCGATGATGAAGCAATCAAAGGTATTTGGAACAAACAATATCCTCTGAAGCCATTCCTAGAAGCGGCGAATTTTAAATCTTATGACGAACTTAAAGAGAAGTTTAATCGTGTGATTGCCGGTTCAAAGAATACCGAGACTGCTAGTGAAATAGACCTCCCACCTACGACTGGCGGTGTGGCAGCTGCAACAGCAACTGCTTCGGTTCAAAGTAATGAGGCGTCTGGCGTTGAAGATGATGATACATTATCTTACTTTTCAAAACTCGCTGAAGACGAATAATCTCTCTCTTTCCTACATTACTTTAAAAGCAAAGGGTACCTTTTACGGTACCCTTTGTCATTTCTATTATAAATATATGTGTTATGGCAATATCTATATTTGACCCAATTGTACAAAAACAAGGAGACACCAGAAAGTCTGGTGCTTGGTATCGTAAGGCTGTCAGCAGTATAGCTGATAAATCGCAGGCAAGAGCATTAATGAGAGCAGGCCAACTAATTAGTAGACCTTCTCAAGGACGATTGAACTTATTTTTTTATGACCCGAAATTTAAACGAACACTACCTTATTACGACACATTCCCATTAGTATTACCATTAGAACCGATTAAAGGTGGATTTATTGGAATGAATTTTCATTATCTACCTCCTGCAATGAGATTTACTCTACTCGCAAGAATGGATAAATTCTTATCCGGTGATATGATAAGACCTAACACGAAATACGAAGTATCCTATGATAGTGTGAAGAACATACCTATGGTTAAACCAACTCTTCATAAATATCTTTATAGTAATGTACGAAGTCAGTTTTTGCGTATTAATGCGTCTGAAGCTGCAATAGCAGTATACTTGCCAGTACAACAATTTAGAAAACAACCAGCGACTACCGTTTGGCGTAGAAGCAGAAATTAGTAGAGGACTTTTATGATGAATAAGAGTAATAAGGTAAATGGCAAGAAGAACTTTTTGGCGAGTATGTGTCGTCAAGTTGAGAATGTTGTGGTGCGATATTAGAGGACATCACGGACATAAGTGGGATTACGAACCTGGAGATTATTATTTAGGAATGCGTAAATCAAAATATTGGAATAGTAAACACAAATAGAGAGAAACAGATATGGCAATTTTAAGAGGCGGAAAAAGAATTGGTGGTATGGATATCAGATTAGGTATTCCTAGAGACCGTGCCTTTGACAATATCAACCGAGACCCGAAGTTAAAACAAAGGGTAGGTGCAAACCCAGCGACAACAATAGGTAGATACCAATCCTATGTAAATGAAGCAGAAGGTTTTGCTCGTAAGGCTAGATATTATGTCGTCTTTGAATTACCAACTGGTGGTAAGATTGCAGGTGCAATGGACTTTGGTGGTTCAGTACCTGGTGGTGATGGTATGGTACACGGTAGTGATATAAGAAGATACTCAAACGAAGCAAACTTGCAACGAAGAGTACAAGCGTTTGTATCAGAAGTGAATATGCCTGCTAGAACAATGAAAACAAAAGCAGTAAAACATAATGGTCCACCAAGACACATTGTTTACGATTATGAAATGGCAGATGTTTCTATGACATTTTATACAGACAAATATATGAGAGAAAGAATATTTTTTGAAATGTGGCAGAAGACTGCCTTTTCAAATATAACTCACAACTATGCGTACTATGATGAGTATGTAGCACCGATTAATATTCTTCAATTAGGTGCAGACCCAGGAGCACAAGAACGAGACGGTGCAACATATGGTGTTAGATTGTGGGAAGCGTATCCAGTTTCAGTAGGTGATGTATCGTATGCTTCAGGTTCAAATGAAGTACAGACATTTACCGTACAATTTAAATATAGATACTGGTTGAATTTTGCGTTAGACCAACAAAACAAATTTCAAATTGGTCAATCGCATTTTAATAATGCTGTTGTAAAAGAAGGAGACACAGGATTTTTAAGTAAATTACCACCTGAATTGAGAAGAGCAGGTGAAGGTGTGTTGCAAAACTTGAAGAGGTCATTCCCAATCGGTAAGATTACTGGTGGTAGAGTTATGCCTCCGTTCAAGTTTGGACCCCTAAATATATAATAGTAAATAATAAGGAGATGATAACAATATGGCTTTACCTAAAATTGAAGTCCCAACATATAGAATAACGCTACCTAGTGAAGACAAGATAGTAGAATTTAGACCGTTCTTGGTCAAAGAAGAAAAGATACTTTTAATGGCGATGGAAGAAGCGAATGACGCTCAAATGAAATCGGCAGTAAGAGACCTAATCAATTCTTGTACTTTCGGCAAACTCAATGTGAACACTATGCCTCTATTTGACATAGAATATTTGTTTTTAAATATTCGTGCCAAGTCAGTAGGTGAGATTGCAAAATTCAAAGTATTCTGTCCTGAAGACAAGGTAACTTTATGTGATGTTGAACTAGACTTAACTACGGTTGAAGTGCAGGTTGATGACGAGCATACAAACAATGTGGTATTAGATGAAGAAAGAAATCTAGGTATCGTGTTGAAATATCCAAACATATCCACTATTCCTATGGGCTTAGATGAATCAAAAAATGCAAGTGCAATTTTTAAAACAATTGTAGAATGTATTGATTATATCTATGAGGGCGAAAAAGTGCATAAAGCAAAGGATTCCTCAACACAAGAACTAGAAGAGTTTTTTAATAACTTGAACACAAAGCAGTTTGAGAAGATTAAGAAGTTTTTTGACACAATGCCAAAATTAAGACACGAAGTTGAAGTAGTGAACCCGAATACTAAAAAGAAGTCGGTGGTAACTCTTCAAGGCTTGTCTGATTTTTTCGTATCAGCCTCTCCCACAACAACCTAGAGGCGTACTACGAGACTAATTTTGCGTTAATGCAACATCACAAATATAGTCTAGCAGAATTAGATAATCTTTTTCCTTGGGAGAAAGAGGTCTATGTAGGACTACTAGTCAAATTTCTCAAAGATGAGAAAGAAAAGGCAAGAAGAGACAATGTAGGGAAAGGTCCTGCATAAATATAGATAAAGTTGAAAGGATTTATGAGCAAAGATGAATTTAAAGTATCTGACCAGACGGCTATTAGTATGCCTATGAGGAACTTAATCTCCATAGTGGCTGCAGTTGCAGTAGGAGTTTGGGCTTACTTCGGTGTCTTGGAAAGATTAAACAGAATTGAGACGAATGAAGAACTTTTAAGAAAAGATTTAGAAGGCTACACCGTTTCAATGAATAAAGAATTAGAAAAAAATACAGAATTTAGAATTAAATGGCCGAGAGGCGAAATGGGTACATTACCTGCTGATAGTGAGCAGTATATGCTTATTGAACACATTGCTGGTCAATTAGAGACTATGAGTAAGAGAATGGAAGAAATGATGAACAATGGGGTCAACATTAAGAGACTACAAGAAGATGTTAAATTATTGAGAGAAGATGTTGAAAAATTAAAAGATAGTAATAGAAATATAATCTATTCTAACGGTAACGGTAAAAAGGAACAATAGAAACATATGAAAAAGACATTAGCATTATTATTTTCGTTGATGTTCTTTACGAGTGTTGTATATGCACAAAAATTATACACAGGCGGCGAGAAATACGAGAAAGAGGGAGTTGTTGCCTTAACACTTACACTAAATGGTAAAATGATTGAGTGGGTATACAAAGAAAACTTATCACAATGCTTGAAATCTAAAAGAGTAGCAAGTAGAGAAGTTGGTGGTGAGAGAGTTATCTTTGCGTGTAAGATGGTAAAAGCTCTTTTACAAGAAGACAAACAAACAAAGTATGGTATTAGATTACTAAAAATATTAGACTAAAGGATTTATGAACAAATTATTAGCAATAGCATTTTTATTTTTGATGATGTACGCACCAGCATATGCTGATTGTACAGGTTGTGGAGATGACGGACACCAAGTTTGTCCTATTGAAGAGAAGGCACATAAACATATAACGGTGATGACAGAAGAACATAAGACTTCAACATCACAACCAGAAGATGGTGTTGTATTTGCAGTATGTATCTTTGAAATTGATAACGACACAGGTGAAAGAAAATTAGTAGACCATAGAGCAAGTGAGAACTTGATGGACTGCTTGAAAAATAAGAGAGAAGCAGAAAGAGACTATAAAGAGAAGAAAGAAAAAGGTGGTGTCTTCAATATGACTTGTGATAAAGTTAATGCAAAAGTACAAGTACAAGAAGATGGTTCGTGGAAGATTTTAGAAATATTAGGAAGACACGAACAAGCATATATTAGAAAAAAAGTTTACGAATAATCGTGGGAGATAGAAAATGGCTGAAGAAAAAATTGTAGTACCTGCTGATAAAAAAGAAATCAGTAAAAAGGTAAAGGTTGACTTGGAAGTGGACACTAGTGTAAAAGATTTAGGTCCTAATCCTTACGCAAGAATAATACATATGGCAAGAGCAGTAGACGCTTGGAGAATATTTCCAAGATTGTTCTTAACCGTATATATTGTTTTATTATACAAATGTGTAATTTGGTATATGAACTTACAGGCACCTACTATGGAACAAAGTGGGTTAATCAGTATCGTTGTTGGTGCTGGTGCAGCTTGGTTTGGTTTATATACAGGTTCAAGTAAGAAAAACAAATAAGGTAACGAGTAAATGGCCGCAACCACACTAACCGAAGCCTCGCAAGACGAGATAGTAAGCATATTCAAAGCAATATCTAACAAAGTACAAGGTTCTGTTGAAGGACTTGTTAAGACTACTCAGCCTAAATTAAATAAACTAGTTGCAGAAACAATAGACTCATTTAGAGATAATCCTCGTCAAGTTAACAAACAGATGAATTTGTTAGCAGACAGAATGAAAGAGTTAGGATTTTCTGTAGATGATTTGACAGCAGGTATTGATGAAAAAGATTTAACTGCTGATATGAAGTCTTTACAAGACGCAATGAGAACTAGAGAAGTTAAGATTGTAGAGGCAGAAAAACAAGTAGAGAGTTTGCGTAAACAAGGTATAGCGGCAATGGTTGAGCAAACAGAAGATGGTGCCAGAGCGATGGTAATGTCTACTAAAGAACTCAAAATTCAACAAGATAAAATTTTAGAAAAAGAAAAAGAATTAGTTAAATCACAATTAGAAATAACAAAAGATACAAAAGATGTAGTTAAAATGCAGGCTGGTCCTGCAAGAGAAGCCGCAGAAAAAGCAATCGCTGAAAGAAGTGCTAATTTAGAAGAAGAAAAACAATTACTTGAACAAAAAAGAATAGCAGTAACCGGTCAAGGTTCAGACGAGATTGCTGGTGGTGGCGGTGGTGATTTAATTGACCCACGAGGTATGTTTGCTGGTATATCTGATACCTTTATGGGTATCAAAGATAGTATCACAGGTCCATTCGTTGAACTTGGTGAAATGGCAGCTCGTATGGGTAAATCTTTTATGAACTTCGGTAAAGCAATGAAGACACCTATTAAATCACTAAAACTATTTGGTGCAAGTTTAATGCTTTCACTTGTACCTGTGTTATTATGGGCAGCTGCTATATTAGCATTAGTTGCTCTTATCGCAGTTATAATGTTTAAATTTAAAGATATTAAACAAGCAGTCATAGACGCATATAACTATCTAGGAGAAGTGTTTACAAAGTTTGGTGAATACTTAAAAGAGAAGTGGGATAATTTAGTTAATTACTTCTCGGAGATGAAACAAGGTCTGATAGACAAATGGGATGCCTTTAAAGAAGGTATATCAAATATGGTAGACTATGTAAAAGGTCTAGGTGGTAGAATATGGGATAGTATTAAAGAAGCATTTGGTAGTATCGGTGATTATATTGCAGACATATTTAAAAGAATCTATAATGGTTTCGTAGATAAGTTTGGTAAGTATATCGGTATGGAGAAAGTTGCATTGTCAACAGATAAAAAAGGTGCACCTAAAGAAGTTGAAGAAACAGACGAAGTTAAGAAAGCAGAAATAGAATCTAATTCTACAATGCAAAAAGTGGCAGCCAACAATAAAGAGAACGCACAAACTTTGAAAGAAGAAGGTGCTACTCAATCTGGTAAAGGTAATAATGTTGGTGTATCACAAGACAATAGACAAATTGTAACCACAAACAATCAGGAATCTATATTCGCAGGTAGTGGTAATAGAAATCCAGACCCATCATCAAAATGGGAAAAACTAACAGCACTAACTTAAAATTTACCTAAATCATCTTCTGTAAAGATTTTGAACTCCCAACCTTGCATTTCGCAATAACGAACGGCTGCATTCCATTTAGCCTTGTTCTTAATATACGCTAAACTTTCATTGATATATGCTCTAGTTTTACGAGACCTAGGTTTAGGTTTGACGGTGAACGCCTTTGGTTTGATTTCAATAATGTACTTACCTTTGTCGGTAACTACAAAGAAATCAGGAAAGTAATTATGTAATTTCTTGGTCACAGGATTACGATAACGGATTGCTATCTCTTCACTACCCCAATGTTTGATTGCCTCATTACGGTCGCAGTATACCATAAATCTTCTCTCCCAATTAGACCGATAAACAACTCTATTAGGATTACCGATGTATTTGTCTTTGTTTTGAGGTTTATATTTGCCTTTATAACTTGCTGTTGCCATTGCCATTTCCTGTATAAATATTAGTACAATTCATAAGGATATTTATATATGGGATATACAAACAAAGTAAGTCAAGTTATAAAAGGTCGTATCAATTCAGGTGCAAATGCTGTAAAAGGATTTGTTGATGGTCTTGCTGGTGATATAACATCACAAATAGACAACTTCAGCAATCAGTTTACTGGTGCCGAGAATAGTGAAGCGACTAAAGCAAAAGCACGACAGATTTTAAATAAATCACCACTAGAGATTGGTTCAGGTGACGCATTGCAAGGTAGAGTCCGTTCCAGAATTAATTGGGGTCAGATATATTATCCT